GGCTTTGCTTTTCCTCCAGTTGCTTTGAAATTCTTCTGTAGTCCAATGGCAAAGGCTTAGAACGGTCTACTTCATCAATACGTGATGGAATAGTTTTGATGCGTTCCTTCGCCTTTTTAATGGAAGATTTAATTTGTGCCTGGTATTGCTCAAAAGTTTTATTCTGAGACAGTTTTGAAAGAAGTCTTTCAAATTCATTGTTGCCTTTTGCTAATTCTTCATCTGATTTTATCCCGGCAATATCAACTAATTGTGATCTTTGCTTTTCCCAGTGTAAAGATGTAAAGGCTAAGGGGTTGGTAATTAATCTGAATATAGCCTCATCTAATAAATCAGAAACATTTTTATCAAACTCAGTTTTCTTAACCGGAACCTCATTCCAGAAATACTCGGTTTGATTTCCTGAAAACTCAGGGATAAGATTTCCTCTTTTTTTAACCCAGTTTTCTTTCAGGATTCGCTTTAAAGTAATTTCGTCATCATTTATAATAATGACTGCTTCGACCTCATGATCTATTCTTGGAATAGGTTTCCCATTGCCGTTTATGGTTTTAAGATTGAAGTCTGCCCTGTTGGAGCTGTCCTTTCCAAAAAGTAACCAAGTGAAGGCGTCAAAGATTGTGGTTTTGCCTGTGGCGTTATCGCCATAGACGAAGTTCTGTTTTTTGTCAAACTCAAAGGTTTCGCTTCTAAGGCCTTTGAAGTTTAATAATCTGATTGATTTTAATTGAATTGTTTTCATAATTGAAATAAATATTTTTCGTCGAGTTTAGTTGCTTCTAAAAATTCACAGAAGAACTCCTGCTCTTCAGTTGAGAGGTCTTGATATCTGCATCCGTTTACAGTCCAGAATCCGTTTTCTACTTTGATGTGATAAGTTTTCTCAGTCATTTTAAAGTAGAATTTGAAGGTTAAATGATTTCTCTGTTGAATACACTATCATCGAATGCGTGATTGATTCTAATAAAGTGTTTTCTGTTGCTTCTGCATGATCTAATAGGTTGTGATATAGCCTTGCTAATTGCTCATCATTTTCAGCAAGATTGTAAGCGTCCAGCCATTCCCACATTTCTAAGTTTTGAAGTGGGTTTCCAACTTTGATTTTTTTTAAATTATTTTCCATACTTTTGTATTTGAGTTGAGTTGTTATAACTTGATTTTAATTGATTAAAAAGGTGAGGGTCGAGACTCGCCTTTTTTTATTTTAATAGGCTTGCTTTAGCCTTTATAATCTGTTCGGAACTCAGTCCACCGTTTCTACCCTTTCGGGGAGAGCGTTGAGGAAATCCCAACTCCTCAAGCTCTCTTTTCAATTGCATCTTACGACTTGCAATTACTTTTAGGTTCGATTCGCATATTGTCTCCTGGTCATCCAAAAGGCTCAGATGGTATCTTATTTCTTTAGCTTGCTTTGATTTGCTCATGAGGGATGTAGGTTTTAAGTTCTTTAATCTTTGCTCTGTCATTTTTAATCTGATTAGCACAATTTTTAAGAGCTATGATTGTGAGCTCTTTGATTGATTGAATGTTGTTCTCTGTAAGGCTTCTCTTTCTGTAAACCAGATCTCTAATCATAGAATGACTATAGCCTGTTTTTGCCATAACATCAGAATAATCGCTAGTATTTGTATATTCTCTGATTAATTCAGATAGTTCCTGGGTGATTGGAAAACCTATTTGTTGATTATTTAGTTCCATAATGCTTTGTTTTGATTTCGAGTTCTTATGTTCCTTGATTGATTCTTCAGTCTAAGTCTGGAAGGCTTTCTTAAGTCAATGTCAAAGTCAACCATGGTTGAAGATTGAATCATTAAAAAGCCAAAAGCAAACAAAATTTGCTTCGGATTTTCTAGACTTAAAATGAACTTTCGGCAAACATCGACAGCTGACCGTGCGTTGATCTTCTTTCTTATTCTGTAAGCATGAGAATGAATGGTATCAACACTTACAAAAAGCTTAGAAGCGATTTCCTTTTCTGAATATCCCTTAGCAATAAGTCTGGCCACTTCTCTTTCTCTATTACTCAACAGCTTAATACCTTGATGTGAATTACATTGTTCCATAGTCGAGGTTTGGAATTATTATTTATATTTGTGTAATACTGTTAGGCAAATATACGCAATATTATGCGTAATACGAATATAAATGCGTATATAATTACGTAAAAAAATGTGTTAAAATTTTTATTTACATGAATGATAGGGGTTTAGAGGTTAAAAAATTACGTAAAAAGCTTAAATTAACTCAGAAAGAATTTGGTGAATTGTTTGGTGTAAGTCTTAGAACTGTCCAGAATTGGGAATCATCTAAGGAATTAAGTGATAAAAATTGGTTGCTTATTAAATCTAAATATGCAGAATATGCGCAAAGCGAAATAAATGACGTAAATGAAAATAACCATTTATTAAATACAGAAGCCGAGGCAATACCTACTAATTATTTAAAAGTATCAATGATACCTATTCATGCTCAAGCTGGATTTTTATCCGGTTATGGAGACCAAGCATATTGGGATGGAATGCCAACTGAAATTTGGGAGGTTGATAAGCAGTATAAAGGGAATTATGTAGTATTTGAGGTCAAAGGAGATAGCATGGATGATAATACAATACACTCAATACTAGAAGGTGATCGAATTCTTTGCAGAGAAATAAAAAAAGAATTATGGCAAAACAAACTGCATATCAATAAATGGAATTTTGTCATTGTTCATAAGGACGAAGGAATTATAGTTAAAAGGATAATTGAACATAATGTTAAAACTGGTGATATTACTTGTCATTCACTAAATGAATATTATGAAGACTTTGTAGTAAACCTTGATGACGTTATTGCTCTTTATAATGTAGTTGATTTAAAAAGAAATTTAAGATTATAATTATGACTTTAAAAAGTAAACTAGATCATCACATTATCAGGCTAATAAATAAATACGAGGACTTAGGTAAATTTAACTCTCGTAAAGAGCTATATGAAACGATGAATATCAAAAGACAGAATATTCATAGAATTAAGATGGGCTATGCTCATTTTACCTTTGAGCATATATATCGACTACAAAAATTTTTAGATATCGAGCCAGAAGAACTATTTGCAATTAATTCAAAGGAATTTACATCAACAATTTAAATAATCATTTTATGAAAAAACTAATAGTATTGATTTTTATATTAAATACCATTCATGGTTTTAGTCAAGATAAATTCAAGTATGGGGAGAAGGGATTGTTACCTGAGTATCTTGTCAACGAATTAAAGTCTAAATCTAAAGAAGAACTTTTTAAACAAACGAAAAAATGGGTAATTGAAACTTTCAAAAACCCTGATGAAGTTTTAAAAGCAACGATAGAAAATGAAATGATCAGAATTGAAGGATATAAGGAAAATTTGGTTTCTATTAATAGTCTTGGCATGAAAACGACTTATCCAGGTACATACACAATAGAGATAGAGTTTAAAGAAGGTAAATTTAAATTTGAGCCAATATCATTACAATACATATCTCAAGGTAACCGTGATATACCTCTTCATGATGGATCCTGGGCTTTTAAAAATAACGGTAAAGTAAGAGGGGTTTGGAAAGATTATCCAAGCGCAATAGAAAGTATTTTTCAAGAATTAAATGATGACTTATTAAGTTTTTTAAAATCAAATGATAATGAAAAAGATGACTGGTAACAAACCGACAACCTAAAAAGGCTTTATTATTTAATAAATCTGATTTAACAATATTTTAAAAATCTGTTTTTCAAGTAATTACAATTTATATGATTATTGGCTATGGTTTCTTATCGGATTCATAACCCGGAGGTCGGCAGTTCGATTCTGCTCCTCGCTACAATTCTCAAAGCCTTTCCCAACAAGGCTTTGAGAGTCTTTTAAATGATTATCTTACGACTTGTAATTACATAAAACGACAACCTAATCGTCAACCTAAATGTAATTACTGTTATGGCTACAAAACTTATTCGTGGGTGCTCGTATTCTGAAATATGGGTTAATCCAAAAAACTGGAAAAATTTAAGGACTAACAAATCTTTAGAACAGAACTGGTATTTGCAATGTAAATATTATGACCCCAGATTTAAAGACAAATATCCAAATGGTTTTGCTTACCGTAAAAAGCTAAATCGCTTCAAAACATTAGAAGAACGAAAAGCAATTATTGAGTTATTCCTAAAAGAAATCCCTAAGCTTTTTGAAAAATCACATTACAACCCAATCACAAAGGAATATATGACGCCTTTGTTTACTTCCAAATATGAGGAAATTGCGAATATGTGGTTTGGTGATGCTTTGGAATTTACAATTAAAGAATTAAAGGGACCTACCAAAAAGACTATTAAGGATATAAAGTGTACAGTAAATCAATTTAATAAGGCTGGTCGAACTTCATTTCCTGACCTATTAATTAAAGATATGCATTCTGGCCATGTCCGGGATATTCTTGATTATATGGATACAACCAATAAAAGATATAATAAACATTTGTCTTATTTATCAATAGTTTGGAATGAGATGGTTGAGAAGCGTGTAGTATTTCATAATCCTATTCGCGACATAAGAAAGCGAAAGACCATTAAAAAGATTAGAAAAACTATGAGCCTTGAGGAATTTAAAAAGGTTCAAAAAATATTAAAAGCTGAGTACTATTCATTTTATAGATACATGATGATTTTCTTTTATTCCGGTGCCAGGAGCACAGAACTACTTAAAATCAAGGTTTCTGATATTGATATTGAAAAACAGGAATACAAAGTTGTTATTAAAAAGGGTCAGGAGTATAAGGAGACTATGAAAGTGATTTTACCAAATGCTATACCCTATTGGAAAGAAGTTCTCTCTGAGGCAAAAAACAAAAATGATTATTTATTTTCTAAGGGTTTGGTTCCTGGATCAGAGGAAATACGAGCTTATCAAATTACTAAACGTTTTAAACGTCTGGTTAAGGATAAATACCCAGAAATCACAGCTGATTTCTATTCATTGAAGCATTTATTTTTAGACTTATTGGACAGCAAAATACATGATGATAGTTTGAATTTATCAAGTAAGCTGGCTTCTCATACATCTACTCAAGTCACTAATTCTGTTTATTTGGTCAATAAAAAAGAAAGGGAAAGGGAACTACTTAAGACTATTAACATTGAGATTTAATTTAAAACCTTAAAATTCCATATTGCAAGCTTATTCCAGCAGAAACATCTTGCTGAAATAAATCAAATCCTAAGTATGGACCAACTGACCAACGTCTGATCTTTGGTGTAAATTGATAAGCATCAACCCCAGTTGTTCTTATATATGGATTTGAGTTTTTAATCTCTACCGAATAAGTAGGTTTTGAAAACCATCCGGTTTTTTTTTGTCCAATAACAAAGCTTAGTTTATTAGGAATTTCTAAGCTATTTAGTCCAAATCCGTCTTGGTCAACAAAAGCATTGATATTATAATAATCGTCTTTTAAGTTTATAGATTTATTAAAATTTAAACCTACAGGTTGATTAAATGGCACGTACACAGTATCTATTATAGTTATGGTGTTGACAATACCTGCGCCATCAACATGCTTGTACTGTCTGACTAATTCTTTTAATTCAGAAGTAGAATCAATCTGCTTTGAAAGCAGTATTTCAAGCTGATTTTTATCTCCAGATAGTGCTGTTTTGGTCGCCACTTCTTTGCCATACTTGTCCTTGTAATACGAAATAGAATCGTTAAGAAAACTGATTGCATTATCTCGCTGATCTTGTATGTATTTATTCTCCCGGTATTGCCACAAACCAAAACACAATAATACAATAGCAATAATTATTAAAGCATTGCGATTATTATGGGCTTTTGGTTTTGCTTTGTAGTGCATCTCAAGGTAATATAGATTTTAAAATATCAGCGTGTTTTTGAAAATCTAAGAACTTTTCAGCCTCTTTTTCGTCGCCAAAGAACGGCTCATAAATTATAGAATTGGCTTTCATCCTATAAAGAAATTCAAAACCTCTTTGTTTATTATTATCTCTTTCTAGAACACCTCTATTATGAATATTAAAACTTTTAGAGATTTGAGTTAGAAGTTTATTAGATAATAGAGCTGACTCAAGATTCCCTCTGTAAATAACCGCCTCGCAACCATGTCCTTTTTTATTAGCTTTTCCATCAAATAAGTTAAAATGGAGCTCTAAAACATTCTTATAACTCTTCTTATTTAGATGATTAGCAAGCTTTCTCATTTTGGAGGTGTAACCGCCCTTTATTGGTCTATAATAAATATCAAAAGTTTCACAGAGAAAATCAGCTAATCTACAATTATATTGATATTCCGTCATTTTAATTATCGGAGAATAACCACCTTGTTCGTTTTGGTCATGCCCTACTATTATTGCTGTATTTCTTTTCATTGTTTTAAAATTACTTGTCCGCAACATTCACAAATTTCGTTACTGCCATCACTGCCATTTACAATTTCTCCAGAACGATTATTCTTATAATTGTAGAGAAAAAATATAACTCCGTTTAAACCAGTTCCTAAAAGATATCCTATCATCATTATTAATATTTCCTTGTTTTCAGCTGGAATACTAACAATGAAAAGTAGAAACCCCATAGAGTAAGAACAAAAAGCTATTATTATTGCTAATGTATTAGCCGTTTTCATTTTCATTGGATTATTTTTCATTTCTTAGGCTTATTTTTTCTGTTATCCTTTATCTCAATCACCTTATATACAGTGTAAACTATTGATACTGCCAATAATATAATTTGTAGAATATCTTTTACATTAGTAAAGCTTACTCCAAGAGCAAAAACATTTAAAAATGCAATTTTGTATTCTTCAGAATGTCTGTCTATATGTTGTAATAGCTCAAAAAGCATCATTGTATAACATGGGTTTTAAATGTTCTGTTTGATTTCGGTTTGCAATCTTTAATACATCTCTTATAAATTGGATACTGGTCAATATTTCTTTCTAAGAATAGTTGTATTTTGGCAAAAAGCTTATTGGCTTCAATTCGGTTTTTTTCCTTATAGTCTTTTCTTTCCTGAAAGCTTAAAGCCTCTGAGTGTGGGTTTACTTTATGGACAAATCCATGGGATGTACTTGAGACATTTGAATTCATCACAAATCTCGCATAGGTGAAGTAAGCAATCACATCTTTAAGGCCTCTGAAATTGTATATCTTACTTTCATATTCATAAGAACCGCCTTCTAAAAGCTTTGTGATTTCAGGATTATCTGTCTCTGAATAAAAAATTTTATAAAAAAACTCTTCGCAAAACAATTCTTGAATATCAAATTCGATTGCTTCTCTGATGTATTTATCAAAATCTGTATTATCAAACCCGATAGCGATTTGAAATAAGTTTGAAACGTAAGCTTTTTCTATTTTTAAATCCATTGCTATTGATTTACAGTACCATCATCAAGTAGCTTATACTGCTTAATACTCCAATTCTGACTTGGATTAATATTATCCTTATAATTTTTGAATAATTCCTTAAATAGAATTTCAACCATTTCTTTATCCCTGGCAATTGAAGCGTTATAAATAGCCTGTGCTTTGATTAAATCTTCTCCTGAGGTATTTCCTAACTTACCGGAAACATAATCCATTAATTGAGGTGGTATGTTTTTGTGCGCTTTTCTGATGAAGTTAGAGGATGATTCTTCAAAGTGCTTGTACTTATCTGATTTTACGTCAGACTTGATTTCATCAATTTTTAAAGAACCGTTCTGATCAACTTCATCCCATTCATCCTCTAATACCAATTTTGAGGAAGCATTCTTCAGCCCTGATATGCTTTTAATGTTTTTATGAAATTCGTCAAAGTCTTCCTTGCTTTCAAATGGCTTGTGTCTTATAATGTGAGCGTTTTCAAAATTTCTTTTAACCGTAGCAGAATAGTACTGGCCTAGATGATGTTCTACATCTGCAAAGAAATAAGCCTTCTCCAACATAGACACTGAATAGTGATACTTATCAGAAAATTTAAAATACATGATCTGCCCTTTATAGTTCTGCCATCCACCATCACGCTCAACTTGTTTATCTATGATGTCGGGGTCAGGGTTATAAGCGTCATAAACTTTTATGCAATCGTCTTTTGGCTTTAACCATTTAGACCAGCCCTCGGAAGAAACAACAATCTTTCCGGAGTAATCTTCTGAATCTGCTTTACCTAATCGACACAAGGTATATGGAACGACTTCAAAGGAAGTCTTTTCATAATTTGCGTTATAACCAACATGAATAAAAACGCCCTGGTGTCTTGATAATGATTCTTCTAATGAATACAGTAGGTGATTAGGGTTTTTGAAATACCAAAGCTTATCAGATAGATTTACGTTTGACAAATCAACTTCAAAACCACCACCAACTAAAAATGAGCCATAAATCCATGCGGCCTGGCCTGCAGAAGGAGATGAATCATATAAGTTTTCTATAACTATAGGACGCAAATTGTCCTCTCCATTAAAGATTATTCCTAATGATTTATTGAAAACCTCACGTTTGGTGTTGGTTTCATTGTATGGATCTATGACCTCACTTCTTAATTTCATTTATTAAAAGGGTTTACTCTTTTGTAAATTCTTCTGGATATTCAGCTTTCAAGATAGCTTTAATAGAGCCATCTTTTTTAAGCAATGAATAATCGTGTCCTAGCTTTTCAACAATTTCTTCTAATTGCTTCCAGTGCAAATCCTCAAGCTCTGCTTTTCTATCATTCAATGTTGGCTTTTCAACATTTTCAGTCTCAACCTCAGTTTCAACATTTTCACTTGTTTTAGGTTTCCACCCTTTTGGAAGTTTGACAAAAAGAACCTTTCGATTAGGATTCTGATCAAGAATTTCTTTTGCGACTTTATCTGTCAAATTGTGGGCTGAATAGCTTTTGCCTTTGTGTCTTATCAAGGCTCCACCTTTTAATTGAAATTCTTGCTTTGCTGTTTTTTTAGTTTCGGTACTCATGATTTTTTGATTTTTAAGAAAAGATTGAACATTTCTGATGTAATCATCTTGGTTATAAGGACAGGAAGAACAAACAGAACCTAGCTTTTCTTTGTGAATTTGATGTATGTATTTTAAATAAGGAATTCCAGCATCATTTCTACCAAACTTGATATCTTGAATACTGGAAGTCTTTATAAAGGTCAATATGGACTTATCGATGTCCATTTCAATTAAGCTGGTACAAATAAGTTTGTACTTATAAAATCTGCTGCAGTAGTAGGAGTTACTGAGTTGTAAAACAACTTAATTCCTGTCGCTTCTTCTTCGCCTTCTTTTGTGGCAACCACAAAATTTCTGGTTCCTGAATTCTCAGCTGAATTATAGTCATCTGCACTGGCTACCATTCCAGATTCAAATCCTACAACTTCATAAGCTAATTCTCCAGACTCACCTTTGTCTATTTTCTCAACAATAGTTACAACTCGGTTTCCTTCAACAATTTTCTGAAGTTCTTCACGAACTTCAGGACCGTTGTATAATGGAGTGAACTCATCAGTATGGATATAACCATTTCCAAAATCTCCTACTGATAAGGCATGGTTGACTCTGTGTGATCTGTCATTACCCTCAGCTTGATAGATTTTAGCACCGTCTTTTAATACCAAAGTTTCAATCACAGTATTATTGTGAGCCAACTGACTAGCTTCAAAATCTATGTCTTCATAGTTGAGATAGAATTTTTTTAAAATCCCAGCTTTTGGTTTCACTCCACATTTACGAGCGAAATTATTTGCTAATAGTGTTACGCAATCTGCCATGTTTATATGTTTTATATTGGGAAGCATCGGCTTTTAGCTCGACACTTCCCAAAAGATTAAATAGCTGCTTTAAAATCGAATGGATTTGGAATTTTGAAATCCATCATATAGTTGGCTTTGATATAGAAATGCTCATCATCTCCACCAATATATTCAAACGTCATATCAGTCAAGCTTCTCACATCATCCACACCAATTTGAAGGTTGGATTTGTCAGTGTGAATTGCAAAGTGAACTGGCTCACCTACACCTGGGTCGCCTGTTACTGCTTCAATATCGTTCTTTCTCCAACGGTCAAAACCTTGAGTAAATACGATAGGAGCACCGGCACGGCTTAATCTTCCCTGACCATTCAAAATTCTGTTTACTGAAGTTTCAACCCCAGCACCAGCAAGGTCTTCGAAGTAATCCTCGTAATTTTGATAAAGCTTACCATTACACAAGATTTGACCTTGGTCAAACGCTACATCTCTCGTTAGCTGTCTGAATAAATCCTTAGAATATTCAGCAGAAAGAGCATAAGGGTCTGCCTGTGTGTTTGCAGACAATTCTACAAAATTGTCAGTAAGAGCTCCAACAGTTGTGAAGTACTGAAGAGTTGGGATAAGCCCTTTTGGTATGATATTGTAGAATTCTGCTTTTGCCGGGTCAATAAGATATCCAGCTGTTGCAATATCTTCATTTGCCAACAAGGCTATTCTTAGCATATCTGCCTTTACAGCCTCTGAAACAAAATCATAAATAAATTTCATGAATTCAGTTTCGCCTAGATCTTTGATGGCATAGCCATTTTTAAGACCCCATTGAGTAAAAAAGCCCATAAAATCAGTATAGCAATACTTGATTTTAATTTCTGCTAATTTGGGATTCCACTTTTGTGAAATTGCTGGCATATCAGGGTTAAGTGCATTACCACCACAACCTTGAGATGCACGAGTGATGTACTCAGGAGTTTTGGCAGCAGCAACTTGCTGACCGCCTTTAATGCCTGGTACTATTGTGAACAATTCAGAGGCTTCTTCATAAAGTACCTTTGACTTAATGATTTCAGAAGTTTGCTCGATTAACCGATCGTCGGTATTTAATTCCGTGAAAATTGTTTTAATATCTACTGCCATGACTAATCTTGTTTTTTAGCGTCCAATTCAGCTTGCATTTTCTCAAACAAGCTTTGACCGCCTTTAGGGTTCTTATTTTGTTCTCCTTTTGGAGGGTTAAACTGTTTTGAAGTGATTTGCTTTCCAAACTTGTTGAGTCTGGTGTCCTGTTCTTTAAACTTATCAGTTAGAAACTCTAAGCTTTTTGAAACATCTTTAGCAAAAGCATCAAACTTATCTGATAAGTCTTTTACAGAATTCTCATCCTGTTCGCCTTCACCATCGCCTTCGCCACCATCATCAGCAGGAAGAATTTCTGTAATCCTTCCACCATCGGTTACGACTGTGCGTCCATCGTTAAGCAAGTGATTGTCATCTGGAACTGGTGCTCCATCAGCATCACGAACTTCATCGCCAACCTGTGGAGTTTCATTGTCGGTAACAACCGTAACAACATCACCGGTAGCAAGTGTTAAGTCGACATCGAAAGTTTCATCTTTCTCTTTTTTGCCGAACTTTTCTTTCATCTTTTTGAATAGGTCCATATTAGAATTTATTGATTTGCGTTTTTGGTAGGCCTCATATCTGTCAAAGAAGTCAGAAACTACATCCGGCTTATTTGCTACGATATCAAACACTTCAGGATTTTCATCGAGAAACTGAGTCATGATAACTCCAAAGTCATCATTTGAAGAAAATAAAGCATCGGTCGCGGCTGGATCATCGACTAAATCAGAAGCTAAAAGAGAATGCAAAACTTTAACTGTTTGCCATTCCTTTTCGCCTTTATCATTTTTTATCTCATTTTCATATTCATCAGCCATTATGACAATAGAATTCCCGAACATATCAGCGTTGTTTTCTGCCATGTCCATGATGTAGTCAAACATCTTAATACCTTTGCCTTCGACTTCTGTTTTCTTTGTAATAGGGTCAAGCGTTAAATCGGCATAAACCTTTCTTTCTTTAACTCTGAAATTGGTATATCTACCAACATAAGTTCCTAAAGAAGAAGCACACATGTTTGGGTGTCCAAAACGAGACTTGACGCCTTGGGGTTGCTCGTTACCTTTTTCAACTAAGTCACTTAGGAACTTCTCATCAAAAAATGATGAATTCTTATTCCTGCCATACTTAGCAATTTCAACACCGCTTAAGATTCCTTTCTCTCGGTCAACATTATTTGGTGATGAGAAATTAGGTAAAGATTTAAAGCTTGTTTTCTTCATATGTAATATAATATATTACTTTTTTAAAGTAACAAAGTTAATTGCAAAGGCTACTTTAAAATGGTTAAGCTTTTTTGACTAAATTTGAGTTATGGTAACATTTGCTTTGATAATACTTTTTGGTTGTACAGCTTATGTCTTAATAAAGCTGTGGATAAAAGCTGTTAACTGGATTTTTGGGTACACACCAAAAGGCAAAAATCCTTATATCGATGCTCATAAGAGAAAGTTTAAAAATGATAGGGATTATGAAGAATACTTGAAATGGCTTAATACCGACCAAAGGAGAGATATTCCATTTGAAAAGGTTAAGACCAAGAGAGATGCTGAATTTGAGAAGGCCTTTAAAGACACAATTAAATGAGTTTTTTGGAAATCATAGGAATTGTCGTTGCTCTTGTAATTGGAGCCTTTATTGTAGATGCAGTTTATAGGAATATGAGGAAGCCGTTTTGATAAAAACAGTAAGATTAGTAAGAAATCTTACTGGTACCTTACTGTTTATTTGCATATTTCAAAATTGGTATTATCTAAAAACAAAATACCAAAAATGTATTAAATTACTGTATTTCAGTATCTTAATAATACCATTTTACCGACATCGGGAAAATGGTTGTTCGGGATTTCCGAATAGCCACAAAAAAAAACGCTCCTTTTGCAAGAGCGTTTCCAAACTAACTAAATAAAAAATGCTACAAAATTAATTCAAGATTTGCCATCCTGGGTCAATATGTAAACTGACCGATTCCGGGTTATCATACAGGCTGTTAATTTCTTTTCTATACAATTTCTTAAACTCTGACCTGATTTTCCTATACCTGTCCCGCAATCTTTGTTTACGAGTTTTGGGTTTTGGAGTTTGTTCAAAATCAACTTGAAAGTCAACAATATCGAAAGATACTGGTTGAAAATCATCTGTGACTTCAATTTTTTGTTTTTGCTCCAGTTCGCCATCTCCTGCGAATGCTGTTGAAGTTGTCATTCCGATCAAAATCAATAAAAAGAGTGATAAAATATGTTTCATGACTGCTAATATAATAAAAGTAATATAATATATGACTATTTGGATAAATCAGTGACAATTTTTTTGACCGATTGCCAGCTCACCTGAGGCTTTATTTTTTCAGCAACAATGTAATAAGCATCATACACACCGACACCTTTTTCAATTTCATCTTGATAAAATTCAAATATCTCAATATTTCTTAGCCATACTGGATTAACTAAGCCCAGATTGGTCAACTCTTTAATTTGTGATTCTTTTTCTTTCAATCTATCGTATAGCATCAACTATTTTTTTTCAAAATATTCTTTTCTTTAGAGATTTCAAACTCGTAATGATAAGATTCATTCTCACCGCAGGACAAGGCATAGGATATTGAATTAAGTCTAATGTTTAAGCCAGTAACTATTCTTTCATTCTGATCTGTATCAGTTTTTAAATAAACTGTGTCTCCAATATTAAATTTATTCTCTATTAACATCATTACCATTTATTTTTTGGGCAATTAGAATCTTTTGATCTGACTTTAGTTGACAAAGGACATTTACATATACCACAATAGTATCCTTGTATTTCTGCAAAAGAATAGTCAGGAAGAATTGCGGTATAAATCCCTTTTTTAGCCTCTGGGCATTCTGAACAAATTTTTGCTCTTTTATTTGCGATTTTATCATCAAGTGGACTTTCCTCAAATAAATACTTTTTCCATCCTGTCAATATTTCATTCACTTTACTCATGATTTGCTCTGGCCTCTATTTGTGATACTTCGTCGTTGACTCTTCTTATGTCTGATACTGCGACTTGACCGGGTGGTAAGCTTTTAACTCCTTCCATTACTTGAATACCAATCATTGATGCAAGCTTATCATAATCAATTTTTGAACCTTGATTGATTTCTCTGACCGCTGAAGATACTCCGGCAATACCGCCAGTATTAAAACGAACGCCACCTCCCGCCTGATTGATTGCTGAAAGTATCGGTTTGAACATTTTAGTTGACTTCGCGTTGATAACACTTTCACCTTTACTCAATTGCGCTGGTATTGAATCAGATGTTTCGGTTCCTGGTAATGATGGATCATCTAATATTCCGCCAGTAGCCAAACTGACCCCGTTAATTTGTGCAACATTTGCCAAACCTTTTGAAATTGCGACACCTGCAGCAACAGCTCCTCTAACCGGTGATGATGGATCCGGAACCGGTAAAAACTGAGACAAGTAAGCTTTTTGCGCTGCTAAAAAAGTATCCGCTAAAGCCAATGCAGATATTATTGCCTTGTTTTCGCCAAAAAAAGTATTTGCCAATTGAGTTAGCTGATTTATCATTTGCCTGTCGGAATCAATCCTGGCAATATTTTTTTGATCATTTATAGCTTGTTGTTTCTTAGCAAACCTTTCATTGATAGAAGTAACATCAACCCCAAGTCTTTCAGCTTCTTGAACAGCTAATTGTCTTTCTTTTTCTAATTGTAGTCTTTTTCTTTCAAACCTAGCTTCAAACTCAGTGTTTTCACGTTCAATTTCAAGCTGTTTTTCTAATTCTCGACGTTCAGCTTCAGCTTCTATATTGGCTAACCTATTCTCTTCATTTATAGCATTTATAGCTTGATTGTATTCTTGTTGACTTATAACACCTTGTTCAAGTCTTTTAGCCTGAAATTCCCTTTCAACCTCAGCCAATCGATTATTTTTCTCAATAGCATTTTCAACTTCTAAATCAATTAAAGCTTTTTTACGCTCTAATTCTTCTTTTGCAATTTCGATTGCGATATCACTTCCAACTTTAGCAAACTCCCTTTTTATGTTGAGTAGTTCAGTTTGATATTCAGTTTCGCTAAGCTTACCGGCTTTATATTTTTCTTCAAGAATTTCTTTTTCTCTTTCTGATACCTCTTTTGCAACATCCAATTCTTCTTGTCTGGACTTCGCTTTATCTCCCTGTTGAGCAATAAACAAATCAAGCTCTTCATTTAGTTGATTAATTTTAATTTCAAAAGCTTCATTCTCTTTTGCGATTCTTGCATCGATATCCTTTTGCATTTGAGCTTCTGCTTGCTGTCTTATTGTGTTAAGCTTATTGGTCTGCGTAGTTTGTAATTCCAAGGCCTGTTCTTCGAATTGGTATCTTCTTGCAATTAGTTCGTTGAGTTCTTTTTCATCCTCTCTTGATGTATCATTCGCAATCTGTTTTAGTTTCAGTTGTTCAATTTCTTTATCTAAAATAGCCTGTTGTTCTTCCAGTAATTCTTTAGATAATTCAACAGATCGCTTTGCTGCAAGCTCTCTTTCTTTTAATGTTTTAGTTTGGTCTTCAGCAATTTTATTTTGCTCTTTAATCTCAGCTCTTATTCTTGCTTCATTAATTATTAAAGCATTTTGACCCTTTTCAATTTCTTCTTGAAGTTTTTGTATTTCCTGACCTCTTTGAATTGCCTCTTTAAAGAAATTATTCGCTTTATTTCCAAGTTCCGCGACTTTGCCTGTTACATCTTCAACACCAGTTGCTGCTTGAAGTATATCATCTCCAATTCCATCAAAATCAAAATTTATCACTTTATTGATGATGTTTGCTAATGCCTGAAATCTATTAATAAGATTGTTTTTAATAAGATTTGCTAAATCTGATATCAACTTCTTAGGGTTAGAAAAAGCTTCAAATATCCCTTTGCCAAAATCCTGAACCACACCGAAAAGCTGAGCAAATATTTCTTTCATTGGTGTTAAAACCCGATTGACTTTATCAATTCCTTCCTGCGTAGATGCTAAATAAGCGACTAATGATCCAATTAAAACAACTATGGCACCGATGCCAGTTCCAATAAGTGCCAATCTCAACAATTTCAATCCGGCAACAGTGCCATTATTGGCTTTTAAATAAAGCCTTTGAGCTGTTGTCATGTCCTCTGTTGCAGTAGTATTGGCTTTATATTCGTTTCGGATGTTGTTAAAGTCGCCTTTGACTTGATTTAATACCGGGCTAAAAGACTGAAATATGTTTGTGATTTCTGTTATTTGACCTTGAAAAAGTCCATTTTCCTGAATAGCCTCATTGATCGCATCTTTATAGCCCCCTATTCCGATTTTTTGCTGTTCTAATTCTGAAACATTTTCTTTAATGAAAGCATTGTTCTTATCAATTTGTTTGTTGATGATGTCTCGATTTTTACGACCTTCCTCAGTTGCAAGATTTAATTCATTTCGAATTGCTAATAAGTCTTTATTAGCGTCTCTTGCTGAGTTAATTGATGTAACTTCTTTTTCTAATGTTAGGTTTAAGCGATCTTGAGTTGATAAAAACCTTTCATTTCCTTCATATAATGACGATAAGGCCTTTTGGTTTTTTCTATATTCAGAAGAAAGGCTTTTGATTCCTGCATCAAGTTTGGCTAACTCTTTTGAGTTGTCACCATCTTGTTTTCTCAACTCTTTTCTTTTGTCTCTAAGCTTATCGAGTTCTTTTCTCAGCTCAGCCGACTTTCTAAGTATTTCATCAGTTGAGATATCAAGTTCTAATATTTTTCTGGCTTCGCTCATAACATATTTTTTATCCGAATTTATGTACAGGATTTTGTGGAGTTATTTCATTTTGAAAGTTTATCGGTTCTCTTGTCATTACATCGACATGATAACCCTCAATGTAAGTAGCTTCTGATATTATATTCTCATTTTCGTCATAAACAGCCGGCTGATCTATTATTTCGCCTATAAATACAACAGCAAGTGTATTTTTTTTATAATAAAATCCTTCAAGGCTTGAATTTTTTATAACTCCTTTTTGAACTAAATCATTGATCGCCTCTTGTTTGTCAGTATATTTTAGCTTGTATTCATTCATTTTATAAAGTTGTGAATTCTAATGTGTTTGAAAATCTGGTTATGTTGAAATACTCATCTGCTAGTATGATATTCATCTCATAGTTTTGTGATGAATTAAGTCCAGATACGATGTTTGTGAAATCCTGTATTTTAACCCATTCCTTTAAGAAGCCGTCCATAAATATCATAATCCAACCTTGGGTTAATTCTGTACTAAAACTCACTTCAATGCTATTTGCGTTTATTGTAACAGCCGATAAGTCTTCGACATCTTCTGGATATTGATTTTGTAATGGATCTGATAGGTCTTTATAGACCACTGATCCGCCGTTATCAACAACATATTGAAGATCTCCTTCAGGTTGACCACTGTTAGATGTTTCATGAAATTTGTTAGCGACTATTTGCGCACCAATAGTATTTCTTCTGAAGCAATTACTGTAAGTAAAATCCCCACTGCCATCGGGTCCTAAATATGGTAACTCTGTAAAACTTACTAATAGCCTAAGAACATGATCAGCTGCACTTGCAAAATTTTGGTCGAATGTTCCTACTTGTGCGTTTGGTGTGTATATGAATCTCGCTTCTGATGTGTATTGATTATAACACCTTACAAGACTTATCTTTCCGTGTAAGTCAAAAATATAGGTAACATTAGCATCACTAAAATTGCTTTCAAAATTGTAATTGGTTAAAGCAAAAAAACGAATATTACCATTTACAACTTCGTAATTTTCAAAATCGTTTATTGTTATACCTAAATTCCCACTAAGACTCAATAAGTAATCAACAAATTCTTGAAGGTTGGTTAAGCTATTACCTAAACCACCGATCCATGTATTATATTTTTTTTGCAGAATATAAGTGTCATCAATAGTAATCTGACCACTAACATGAGTTTCAATTTCTTCTTGGCTAAGCAAATGCTTTTTAAAAATCATATTCTTGATTTCTGTTCTATTTTCATCACTTCGGACAGAAAGAACTTTAAACCCTGATAGGTTTTGATATTCGAGAGTTTGTAGATTAGAATTAGAATCTTTGTAATGTAGTTCAATGATATTTCTTTTAATCAGTAAAACGATTTGACCACTGCCATTAGCTGGAATTTCTACATTGGTCATATTGTCTGAAAGAACTAAAACGCTTTCATACTGTTGCATTGTAATAATGACTGAAAACTCTCCTTCAATTTCTGAAATTAAATTCTTTTTTAGTACGTCTTGATTTCTGGTTACGATTGAGCCAGAGGTTGGGATGTAGCTTGTTGATTTTGAACCATATTCAACTTGCAAGGATGAAGCGTAAATAGTCTTAGTGTTTAAATCACCTGATCTGATTTGAGGAAAAAAAATATTATTATCATTAGGCAGAACACCTGAAAATTCAAACTTATTCCATTCTTTTTTTGCTGAAAACAATTCAGAAATAATAGAACCTGACCCAGAAGTTATTGCTAAAATAAAAGTTTCTCCACCATTTTTACCTTTAACCCAACATGAAATAGTTACAAGAGAATTTGAATCAATAGGGGTCGCTTTATCAATTCTTGAAAAACTGCTATTAGAAAATATAATCTCAGCAGCATCAAGCAGACCCCATGGTGAAGTATTTGAAAGTGTATTTAATATAGCCGAATTTTTAGCAGACCATCCATTTTCAAAACTTTTTGAATAAGTAATCAAATTTATCCTCTGTGGTTCTAAAAGCAAATGAGAACATTCATTCTTTCTGTAGTTGATTCTTGGTGTATCAGCCGCTAAGTCTTGAATTAATAAATCTGAATTTACTCGCGTTCCTGTGGTAGCGCGTGAAACATCAAACTCAATTAAACCGGTGCCTACATTTACACCGTAAATAATAGTACTGTCAAAAATCTGAGAAAATAGAATGATATCGTTATCTATCCAATAGCCTTTTTTGGCAAAACTTATCAAATCCCCTTTAAAGCAATTAAAATTATCTATTGTTGCACTTTTATCTATCACATAACCCTGAACCACAGAAATCATTCTTTGAACTACAACACCGTTCCATGTGCCATCTATATCTCTGATTTCTAATAAATGAAATATCGTAGGTTTGCCCTCAACAAAATTTGATACTTTATCTATTAAAAAATATGCAGATAGCTGTTTGATATAAATCAATCTTGAGAAATCAAGGTTTTGATAATCAATTTCATTAATAAACAGTTCGACGATTCTAAGTTTAGATCGTCTTATAATACTCAAATATTTTTCATAATATTTTGAAAGCAATAAATTCCAGTTTGATTGCTCAAATTCTGCCTTAAAAAACTTGTTATTATTACCTGTATTTGTAAGCTCTAAACTTCCTATGTTTATGTTTTCAGTAATTTCTTTACTTTTACAGAAATAAAACCTTTTGTTCAGACCTCTGTAATCAACAGATCCATTATCTTGAACTTGTTTTTGCCAAAGCTTTAAAACATTAAATTGTCCGTAATTTAAAATTTCACTTAAAAAAGCTTCTGCTGAATAAGTTTTAGATCTAAATGCTGTTTTCTCTTCTTCTAAATTTTCATTGTTGACAAATAAACTTGAATCATTATGATTGTCACCAGAAGTATTATATTGATAAGAAAAAATATTATCCTTTGCGTAGTTTTGGTAAACAAATAATGTGTCTAATAATTGGACAAATTTTGACGAAAAATCAATTGAATTTGTAAAATCTAAAATTTCAGATATAGTTTTAAAAGTAATATTTTTGCCAACACGACTCATGAATGGTGTTAAAGCAAATCTCATCATTATTTCTTTTATGAAATCTGTGATTTTGAAATCAATAAAAGCTTCTGAGAATCCAACTGTAAAAGCTGATACTTTTTCAACAGTAGTTTGAAAAACATGATTAACATTATTTTGATCAAAAAATGATAAATACTCGCTATCAGTATCTGTTAATATTTCACCATTTGAATCATAAGGATTAGTTAGAACAAATAAAGCAATCGTATCAAATAAAGCATTATTTGTAAAAATTACAGAATTATTATTGGCATCAACTGTGTCGATTTCTCCTTCTTCTAAATTTTGAGTTAATGTGTTGTATTTTCTCCATAAAATTCTTGTAAATGGTCCAGAAACAACATTATTACTTTGCCTATCCTTTAGGTAGACTTTGCCAGTTATAGTAACTCTTAATGTTCCTGACATTTGGTCTATTTGAGGTGTAGAAAAATTTTGGTCTATTCCTATGTAGTTTTGATAAGCTGGAGTTCTAGCGTCCGTAAATGGTGTGTCTGCTTCTAAATCATATTCACCGTAAACAGGCAATAATCTGATAGACCTTCTTTGAGGATTATCAAAAGGTTTAAAGTTAAAATCTGCCGTCTGTTGTGTTAACAACAAGAATTCTGCAGTTTCTTGACCGATAGGCTTCGGATAAGAAAGCCACAGATCTTTAAAATCTTCACTATCGAAAATTATTCCTTGATATGTCCATCCAAAATGATTAAATATCTGATTCCAAATGTATTCAACCTTCGCAAAAGGCACTTGATAATCAATATTAAATAAACTTGAGTAACTATTTAAACCGTTAAAATCTGCTAAAAGATATTTATAGTTGTATTGATTGTTCCAAGATTGTATAACATTAGTTATACTTTTAGAATGATTAATTTCGCTTAAATCAATATCATTCAATGTTTTGTTTTGAATTGCTTTCAGAAAATCAATATAACCATCATAAATGGAAATACTAATTTCATGATTAGAAACCTTATTTATATATGCCAGTCCTTTATCTGTTAAACAAAAACCACTTGCAGAAAATATTTTTGCTCTTAATATTATGTATGGCAAATCACTTATTACTCCTGGCTGATCAAGAAGTTCAAAAAATTTATAGTTCTCAGCTGTTTTATAAATACTTATTGAAGATGTAAAATTTGATTGACGTGATGAGAGTTTGCCAATGGTATTGACTTGAAGTTGTCTTTCAAAATTTTGACTATAAACTTTGAATAAAAAATCTCCTATGTATATTCGATATTCCATTAGATTTTTTGAGTGTAATGTTTTGGGATTTTGAATTCAAGTTCAATATCCCATTTCTTTACATTGAATTTTTGGTGCTGAAATTCATCTGTTATTAATTCAACTTCAATCCAGTCTTTACTTGTAGTTTGTGTATTTGGTTGACCAGTAAATAAATATATTTTAGGACTGTCTATTATGTCTGCTAATATTTTTCTATCAAGATAAGTTGTTTTTCTAGCTACAACAGTCATAATCTGGGTTGATTCTTTTCCTATTTGAAGAATTGGTGATGAATTTTCTGAGTAATTTTCAAAATCATTGTATAAAGAACCTATATTTTTAGATTCGCTTAATCTTTGATGATTTTCAGAAAAAAGAAAATAAGACCAGCCACCTTTTTGATTGAACCACTTGAAGTATTTTCCAAAACAATAGTTTGTTATTCTATGTACTTCTACTATTTTAGGTGGATTAACCTGACCAGTGTCAGCGTACAAACTTGTAATAGAAGAATTGATTAAATCATTACCTGTTACCGGTGTTGGTTTTAAGGCAAATCTGCCATCATCAATCGTAATTCTATAAGCAGATTTAAGTCCGACTTGGTTTGGCTCTATCAATATAGAGTTAGTTGAATCAACATCATCTAAGGAGTTATTTATATGAAAATCATCTCTTTCTCCTATTACTGTTATTGTGAATGGTAGTCCTTTCCAGTATATGACCTGAAAAGGATGAGCTACATCATAAGTTTTAATATCATTTTCAAATAAGAATAAGTTTTTAACTCCTTTAAAGGCTTTTAAATTAATTATCCTTTCGTCTATTGAGTTGTCATCAAAAACCACTTGAAATTTAATATCCTTCTGAAAAAAGAAACTATTGCTCTTATTAAGAATGAAAGTCTCAACATCTGTCTCATCTACAGCTAAAGAATCACCATCAATTAAGTTATCAGTGACTAAATCATTTTTGATGTGCTTTTGTAGGTCTATCCAAAAAGTATTGTTACCGGGAATAGGTTGAAGGGTAATATCATTTTCAAAATTTAAAATTTTAGCATGACTTACAGAACCGGAATTGGTTGAGTTAAATCTTACAATTAAATTTTGAAAGCAAGAATACACTTTACTCTCATCGAAATCATTTAAAATATTTACAGCCATTGTAATATATTATATTACTTAATTAGTAAAAAAATTATGCTACTTCCTGAAAAACATTTGATATCTCACTTCTAAATCTTTCTAAATACACTAAGCCTAATTCATTTATGATTTTATCCACATCATTTGCCAGAAAATCATTAACTACCGATGACACCACTTGTCCTTTATTAAATTGGTTTGGCACTTTTATTCCTTCGTTTGCTATTCTGTGGGCAATAGCAAAGGACAAACTTTGCTTATTGTCTCTGAAAAATTGAGGAAGAGTTGATTTAACCTCAATCCATTCCTTTATTATTGGTGCAAGTTTTTTATAATCTCCTCCTGGACCACGTCCGCGTTCCATATATTCTGAATGCTTGGCACCAAACAAAACAAATCCATGATCTGACGCTTCTCCTTCGAGCTTTTCCTCATATTTACCAGAAGCCCGAAGCCCTAACTCATCATATTTTTTGATAAGCTTTTCTCTTAACTGTTCAAGATATTTTGTGAATATGGATCGTTCTTGGGTCATATGTTATATTATTTATTTATTTTTGTATCGGCTGTGGATTTAAAATGTAGTAGCTTCGGCTATGGTTTTTATATGTAGCAGCCATTTTTTATTAATAGCTTCTCCAAATTATTTCATTTTCTCTAACATAATCTCTAAGCTCTTCCATATCATTTACTCTTTTGTGAATTAGCTCAGGAACGGATTCAGGGTTATTCAAAAAGGCTGGTTTTTCGAACCAAACAGAACCAAAAGTATTTACCAAAACTTTAGTATTTTTGAATATTTTAAAAAAGATACACGAAGGGTTTCCAAAATCTCTTAAAATTCCATAAGTCTCGTTATCCAACCAATCAATATCTTTTTTAGTAGAAAGCTGACCCCAACCATCTTTCAATAGATTCCTACCTCCAATTGTCGGTCTAAAATGAATTGATAAATTATTATTTTCTTTAGTGTACTGATAATTGAATGAGTGTTTGAATCCAGATATTTGCTGCTGCATAAATTCTTCAAGCATTGTCTTTTCTATCAAAGTCACTGCCTCTATTTCTAAAAATAGCTTTTTGTTTTTTTGTTTAAATTCTGCTTTCATACCGGTTCTATATTTAATTGGTAATAATTTGGGTCTATTGTTAGTGATACCTTGACCTTAAGGCCGTCTAAATTAGTGTCAAGTAAATTTTCAACTTCGCTTGTTTTGTAAGAGTTCAAAGTCAATCCATCAGCACAATGCGCTATTTTATCTTCAATTAATTGATTTACCTCAGACTTTAGATTTTTTATGTGAGTTTCATATTTAAATTCGTAATCTGGGTCAGTTATTTTAGATTTGACAGCAAGGATGAATTCAAAGTCATAGGTGACTTTATTGGCTGAATTATGCTCATTGAATGTTGTATTATCGTCAACATAAAGCAAAAGTAAATGCTTCTTTCTCTGGTCAAATGAAAGCTGATGATCGCATTCAAAATCGTTAAGGTTTTGCCAGTGCATTCGACCATAAGTAAAAGTATAATCGAGTAATGTAGAGTGATATTTTAATAATTCAACTATCATAAAACCCAATCAAATATTATTGTGTAAACACCAATTAAGCTTGTCACAAACACAAAAACGCCCCAAATTAAATTGATTTTTTTTCTCATGACTTATAAAGTTTCTTCTGATATTGATTTTGAGTACTTATGTAGCATATTTCAAGAAAAACTTCACTATACGGCAAATCCAAATAAAACTTTTCTTTGCTCTTATCACCTCCAGTAAGCATACGTATAGTATTGTATTCTCCGAATTCCTGAAAGTTTTCAATACCGGCACTAATTTCTTTTTGAGTTGGTTTTGACGAAAGCTTTTCTTCTTCAGCTTTGACAATAGCTTTCATTTCTTCTACAACATATTTGTAAGCTGATAGGGCGTTAAAAAGACTAAGGCTACTTATGTCCTGAATGTCTAAATTATAAAGCAATTCAATTACTTTTTCATACTCCGTATTCTCGATGAGACCTTTAAGTTGAATCATTTCAGAATACTTAATATCCCATAGACTTGAAAACTTAGGCTCTACTTTATGTCGTCCTAATCTTATTACTCTATTTGACTTTAAAAAATTTTCAGTGATGTATAAAACATCTTCCTGCTTTTCTTTTGAAAGCTTTTGAAAATCTTTGACTTTAGTATTTAAAAGTGTTCTTTTCATTCTTATACAAAAGTAATATATTATATGACTTTTAATAGCTAATGAATTTTATTTAATTTACGTTAGAGCCATTCTGCCTGAACGACTTGATTTACTCCTGAGTTCAAAAATCATTCTCATGATACACATATCGCTAAAATCAGGAGAGCGCCCTAAGATTTCTTTTACTTTTTGCTTAGGTGTAATTTTCATTTTACCATCTCGGTCGACATCTTCTTTTTTAATTTGTTCAAGCTCCTCTATTATGTGATCCTTGTATAAATTATCTTCGATGTAGATTTCACCATCATTTACTTTCTCTCCAAATTTATAAGCACATTGTGTTTTTAGATTTTGATAATTTTCATTTCTCAAAGCTTTTGAACCATTGTTAAATGGAATGGCACCACGTAAATAACCTCTTAGAAATGTACCCAGGCCATCAGCGTCATAAGTAATATGTGATCGTGGCACATTGTAATTATTAGCAATCTCTTTAAGTTTACGTTCAACCTGATCTGCATCAAGTTTCTTGAAAACAAAAACTTTCTTTAATACCCAACCATGCCATAAGCCTATTACAAATCTATCAGAACCATGAAGCGCAATATCAGCTGTTAGGTATCTTTCTTTTAAGTTTTCTTCAACGAAATCATTGGTCCATAAATCACTGATGGCTTCAAAGCTCATCACTGCGTTATCATCATCTTCATATTCCCAGTTTCCGTATAAAAGCCTTTGTTTGTCAACTTTTGACAAACTCATTAATCCTTTCCTGTATTGCTTAGAAATGTAAGGATTGTCCGATAATAACGATTGAATGAATGCTTTTTCACTTTCAATAGTGCCTTCTTTGTGAGGTTTATAAAAATCCTGATAAACCCAGTTTTTAGAAGGGTTTCCAACAAGTAATATTTTTTGACATAACCCGAAGTCATCAAGCCTATATCTAATCCTGGACTTCAATACATTTTTGGCTCGCCTAACTATCTGGGGAGTTTCATCAATAAAAGCATCTGTAATTTCAAGTGAACCAAAAGCGTCAAAGTTTGGGTCTGAGGGGTACGCAAATAAGTCTTTGAGCATAATTTCAGACCCATTCGCAAATGTGATAAGAGATTGCTGTTGGTGGTATTTAAAATGAGTATCTCGTTTAAGACCTTGCATTTTAGCGATTTCAAAGAACGTTTTTAGTGTTGTATCTTTTAAAGCCTTCAGCTTTGAACGTCCAATTAAGCCTCTTGTTTCAGGATACTTAATTCTATTTTTTAATTGCCAATAACAACCAAGAGCAGACTTACCACCTCCGGCAGCACCACCGAAAAATATTTGCTCGGTTGACTTGTCTTCTAACAAATCCAGTGCAATTGTTTGTTTGTGATGAAGTCTCATTCATCTTCTATTTGTTCTTCACCTTGCTTAATATATGTCTTTTCTTCCACCCATTTCACAGCAAGCGGGTTTTCTTCATCTCCTGATATCTGAACTTTTTTAACTGGTTCTAAATCTTCAAGTTTAATAATCAGCTTTTGAGCGTTTACCCAGGCATTAAGCCCTTTGGCAGTGGAAAGCTCTTTTTGATTCATTTTCCTACATCTCTCTTGTATTTCAGCAATTTTTGCACTTCTCTTAGCTTCTATGCTTTCATCGTTTACAGGCTTTAACTTTTCATAAGCCCACTTTTTGTAATTTCTTGCTTGTCTTAATGTAAGTCCCCAGTTCTGCTTTATCATTTCAAGTATCTTCATATCTGAATAACCATGGATAATAGCTTCAGCAATTTGAAGTACTCGTTTTTCTTTCTCAATTTTACTGGCTCTGGCCATAGGTGCAACTATTTCTTAGGAAACATTCTTTTTATTACATTGATGTGCCTATTAAGTTGATCAACTCTGTCTCTTAGCTTAATAGATTCAAATTCTCTAAGCCTTTTCATGTCTGGGTCAGAGTCTTGAAATGGTTTATCTTCATAGGCTTTAAGACTTTTCAAATTCATGTCCAGCTCCTCTTGCAAATAATCAATAATTGTGTCTTTCACTTCAATAGTAATTTCATAAGGTGTAACTTTCATATCTCTCGGTTTTTGTCAAAAATATCAATTTGACTTTAAACCGGTACGGGAGCAATTAAGCTCCCGTTGTTTTTTCAGTGCAATACCATCTATAAAGTTTGTTGTGGGGACTGGACTCGAACCAGCACAATCATGTTTTCTTAGCGTTTCAAATGATTAACAAAAACGTAAACGTCGGCGTCTACCAATTCCGCCACCCCACTGTTTACACAAAAGTAATCAAAAAAGTAATATAATATATTACTTTAGGTTTAGATTGATGGGTTTTGAGGGTTTAATCTATACTAAACTGGTTAAATTTTTAATTGATTGGAGTGAGCTTCAAGAATTTTCATATTTATTTGCTTTGTTTATAGGGTTTGAAAAGGTGTTTTGGTTTATATGCAAGTTACATTGCAATGCGCTAAGCAATTACACCCTAGAGGCGCACTGCAAGTAACAATGCATATAGTTTATACCTATGGTTTGAGCTTAATCATAAGTTATAGGCTTATCAGCTTTTTATTTTATTTTTTTGCCTTTGCGCTCTTTGAGTTTTGCAAACTCATTATAAATTTTTCTAATCGATGATAATATTTTTTAGGCAAATCCTGAACACCATTTACAC